CCTAGATCATAATGGATCATATGGTCGCGCTATTAAATTTGTGACTCCTTGAAACCTGGCTGCGCCAGGAAAAACTCCAGAATTACAAATTCATTCGGCGCAACCAATTCACTCTAAAAGAGCACCCGTATGGTCACAATACGGTAAAGATAATTTAAAGACCAATCTCTAATGTCTGATTTTAAAGTGTTACTTTCACTAAGCGGTAACTAAGGCAAGGGAGTTTCAGGTGAAACTGGATATATTTTGGGCAAGCCCGTCCAGAAATAAACCTGAAAATCCTCGCCAGCTGCAACGTACGCATCGATATACGTCTCATTCGATCCACGCATAAATATGCGATAATCGAATACGTCATGCTCCCAACCAGTTGTAGAAGTATAATCTAAGCGTTTACCAGGAATAAACCTGTCACTGCTATAGAAAGGGACTTCAAATTCTAAATTAGGATTGACGTAACCAGTTGTCAAAACTGACCCACCAAAACCAACCAAAGGTTTGTTCGTAATGGGAAAGTCAAAATCTGGATCGCCAACAGCATGCGCGGCACAATTGCTTTCATTAGTTGGCGTGTCAACCGCCGAATTGCCATTATAGTACTTGGCAGTGCTGGAAAATCTTTCAACTTGTATGAAGGGCAAGGAATCTTGCGCGATAAACCCTTCAGGTACAATCTTCCATCTCATGGAACCGCGCCAACCTTGAAAGGCCATAGTCACCCAATGAATCAAATGTGGATTACAAAAGTTCGTTGGCTCTGAAAGACTATTCAAATGCACCGCACCGGGTACATGGCCTCGAAAGAAAGGGAAAGCTGCTCGTCTACCGAACAAAACTCTCCTATCCGTACCAAAAGTGGCATTCAAACAAGAATGTAAGGTGTATCGTTTCAAAAGAGGTCTGAAAGACTTAATTGATTCACCTATAAATACCTTGTTCAAATCTTCATGATTGGAATGCGGCACACCTAAAGTCTCAGAACCTTCCATTACAGGAGGAGAACTTTCGTGTGCAGGTATTGAATCATCCACTTGTGCACCTGATTGAGGTTCATACCCACCATGTGGTTCAAAATCAAACAATTGAAACCTTTTGTCTGGGACAAAGACTTCAAAATCGTCTCCCGCAGAAACAAAGACATTAACCTGAATGTCATGAGTAGTACTAGTGTCAGGAGTAGTTAACTCATTAACAACATAGACACTCAATGTTCCGGCACCGAGATCAGTGTACGTCAAAGGAGTACTGCCATAGACTGTTGAAGTAGGTCCAAATGGAGCTCGAGATTTCAATAAAGATCTCTCTCGACCATTGCCCACTTCAATAGTAAAGTCTTGCTTTTCTGCTATGTCGATAATCTCAATATAATTGAGATTGTAATTCCTACCAATTGCGTAAACCGGATCATAGACAACCTTGATCCTACCCTTGTGAAAGGCAGAAGCAACAATTTGAAATCTGAACTTGATGCTGCCTGTCCAATACTTAAAAGGAGTGGCAGCCATAGCCATGGCAGGTAAATAAACCCCCTGATCGTTGGAATCATACGCCCACAATGTAGGCATCACCTGAGAATTCCAAAGCAACGTTTCAGGCCCTGTTCCCATTAACCAAGTGAATTGTGTGAGATAAGACTCACGACGGGCAATCTGACAAATATTCATTGGATCTCCTGGTCCAATGCCAGATATGCGCGGATCAATGGTTAATTCTTGCTTATCATCTACGGTCAACTTCGCAACTCCATCAGGAGTTGTAGTGCAAGCTAACGATGAAACAGCAACAGGTTTATACGGATCAGGATTCTTAGTGACTGGAGGCCTAGAATAACCAAATAGTCTGGCCAATCTAGCCGTGATACCAGCAGCTTTAGAAGTAGCCATGGCATAAGGACCTATTATAGGAACTTCTGCCATATTGGCAGCTATCTTGGAAACTACTGTGGCTGGACCAGAAACTACACCAGTCATATTTGCCTCGTCAATTTCTCTACCTGATTGTGGCGTTAGCCCAGATGAAACGTGTGAAGTCAAAACATTCAACTCCACATCTTCCAACCAAGCGAATATGGAAATAGTGGCTTTGTCAGCCGCATTATTCGCATGTTTCAAATCATTGAGAGAAATGATGTGCAATCTCCCAATGTTCCTATTGTCATCAGTTGTTAGTCTAGCATTGTTTAAATGCCAGAAAAATGGCGCACTAATGTCACCACCAACAGATGTAGTAGGATCAAGAAAGACATGTGGCATTTGACTACCCTGTACCAAGGACAATGTTGTGCCCAATTCTGTAACAACGTCGGATGTATGCAACGGGTGATACAAAGCCATAGCTCTCCCATAATGAAAGCTATTGCCATTGATCATGATACGCATTTTCAAAGTTGCACGAAACAAATTATAATTGCTAATCCTGTTGGAAACCCTCGGATCTTCGAGGTATCCAGTCCATGGATCAACAACAAAATTTACCGCTGTGTTAGTCTCCCATTCATAGGACGCGATCTTGATGGGTCTAGAAAAGAAATCACCAAGTTTGTCCTGTGCGGTGTCCTGAAGGCTACGTGTTGCGTCAAAAGAATTATCAACGCAATACATATAAGGATCATCATTACTGGAAAACTTAACATTCTGATATTGTCCATCAGAAACTTTCATAATAGAGCTGTTGGTTTGTGGTCCCGAATGTGGTTCAAAGACAGTTACGCTGCTATCATGTTCCGAAACAATATCGTCAACCATTCTGGCAACTTCATTGCTATGAAATGGTTGTTGATTGAGAGAATTTTGAATAATCTCATCAATCTTTTGCTCTTCTTCTGCAGAGCTACAGTTGGGAGTTTTTGGTGGAACACTCCCAAATTCCATATAAAAATACTTAAAACAATTACCAATCCAAATATACGACCATGAGCTAGATTAAACTCATGGAAGAATGACACTTGCTGAGGATACGATCCCCCCCCGTAAATACGGGTACACCTTTTGTGGTGTATTGAAATGTGCAAAGCATTCTGTTTCACATACAAACATCATAAAACATATAAAACACATGTAACCATATACACATTCGCCTATTCAACTTTACGCTGGAACCCCATCGGCGAAACGGGGTACTGGGCTTTAATGAGGCCCAGTGAAACTCACGTTGGACTTGTCGTACTTTTCTTTCCAATCGACGACTAAGCTACTGTATGAGGTGTCCAAATTCTCACACAGATGAAGGATTCCAGTTTTAGAGGCCACTTCCTTCAATAGCCTACGTTTTTCTTCATAAATTGCTTCCCCATGATTGAACCACTCCCTACAAGCGGTGTCAATATTTTTGGCGCATGCCATTTCGTCGGAATCCGGAGATTTCTTGTCACGCACATAAAAATGTAGCATCTTGTAACAAGATTCATCCGAAAGGGCTCCAACATGGACACCTAAAGCTTCATGAAAAACGCTTTTCCGTTTGAGAAACTCAAACTCTTCAGGTGGAAGAAAATCCAGCAATTCACTCTCCTTGTCGGGCATAGTATAAACCTGCCCATGTTCCTCAAGAAACTTCGAGGCTCCTTTGATTGTGAAATTGTGAATGTCTTTCCGCACAGATCCAATGTTGTCGTCTCCATAAGTCATCAACTTCACAGCGTCTCGGAAGGGAATGTACCCCTCCCCAGAACGCGGATGGAAACTATAGAAGTAGCACCTCAAGTTCAGACTGCCAACTATACCATTAATGATGACAGTCAATGAATTTCCAGAAATGTGCGATCCCTCCGAAAGGCCTACCAGGTCACCATTGTAAGCTATGATGGCATACGCCAAATCACCAGCCATGGCTTCCATGATTCGAATATCCTCTTCGGCGTAATCGCACTCTCTAGAAAAATCAATAAGAATTCGAATAGCCGCAAGAATCAACTGTGTTGGAATCTTTTGGTCATATTTACCATAGTCACCGCCAATCAATCTCGTTTCACCAAAAGTATAAACGAAATCGTGGAGCTGCTGCCATTCTGGTCCATGACAATTTATTCCAACTGCACACTCCGACAATTTGGGGACGAACTGCAAAACCCGAATGAGCGGCAGAAAATATTTCCTAATAAGGAAGGTAAAAGCGACAGGATTACTGTAGAAAATCCGACATTTGCGTTTTGTCAGAATTTCGTCTTTCTTGCAAGCCTTGGCAATGGGAAAACCCCGATGGCCATGCTTGTAGCAATTGAGCAACCTATCTATCTCATCTTGTACCAATTCAACTGGTTTTACAACTTTGGTATATTCACCAAATGGTTCAATTTCTATGAGATAATTCTCTTTCTTCCCCGTGTGCGGAAAACCGATAGCAGTGTTGCCTTTAATTCTATCCAAGAATTTCTTGCCAGGCACTCCATTCCAATTCTCAACATCCTCTAAAGGGCACGTGTCGCGCCACAGATGGCTGGCATAAACCGGAATGAGCACAGATTTGTAATCTGCAATAGCAACCTGCAACACTTCTGGCTCAAATGAGGAACCTGGAATTGCCATGTTAGACAAACACGTCTGCCATGGCTCCCATTGAGGCGACTCAATGGGTTTGCAGTATATATTTGGCGCTCCCATGATGTCCAAAACATGTTCAGTCATCAAAGTAGGCTTAGCACGCGATTTGAACGTAGAATGTCCGACACACGTGCCATACCAGTTGATTTGTGAACCATGTGGTTGAAAGCCGACAGGACTCTTTTTGTGAAGCTGTTTGTTGGTCAAAATATCAACCCCCATCACATTCTTCTCAAAATGTTCGGAGCTACCAGTGAGCAATACACCCTCACAATTGCGAAGGTGTTGGATACCTTTTTCGTACTGCTCCAATGTAAGAACACCAGCGCAGCCTTGTGTGGTTCCGGCGAGACCTCCGAGATGGTAACCCAAAATTACGGGCCTGTGCGTGGAGCTAAGAACAGCTCCGCACATACCAGGGAAAGTCTCACAAGTGAGGCTCCTATATTTCAAACCAATGAAGGTCTTCAATGAATGGCCAGTTTCACAATAATCAGCCAAACCCCGGGCTCGCAACAAATTGCCACCTTTATGGCGATAAGTCAATTCAAAATCAACCTTACTCAATGGGCCAGTAGGCAAATATTTAGACAAGTCCTTAAACGAACCCCCAGTTGGAACATAACACATGGCGATATCCTCGCCAGGTACAAAATAGGCCTGGCTTTTGCAAATTTTAGCCCTGAAAGTGCCACCTGTGGCATTGGGTTCATCTTTGCGAAACACAACATCAAGAGAATTCTCTTTGAAATAGTGTTGAGGAATAAGAACAACATTTGAACGCAAGAAAAAGCCATCGACAGCCATGGGCTGCGGATCCATACGTGAAGTTACAGATCCATAAGTGATATTCTTGCAAATGAGCCCCAAAAGTTGTGTAGCAGTAGTACTCCTAGCACTATCTTGCACGGGCAAAGGGCGACTCACAACACTAACCCATGGATTCGCTTCTCTGTCCCTCTCCTCTACTTCTGCAAAGGTCGTGGGTTCCAGAGAACCGTGGGCGGACATATCAGTCCTTCGCACAACGGGTGCATAGCCCCCCTTTTCCAATAAGGGGGCTAGGTCAGGATTCTCATTAACTGACCCAAATGCATTCCACATCGCAAGCTGGGCACGTGCCTTCTCTCTACCTTCCGGCAATTCAGCATCATTCAATCGTTGCTTCCAAACTTTGTAGGCTTTAGCAAGGGCATATAAAATGCCTACTATACTTCCAGCCTTAACAAAGTTGGAAACATGTTTGTCCCTCAAACTGCGCACAGTTGGAGACAGTGTCGAATTCCGCTTCAACAATTCTGATCGAAAATGACGCTCGATGGATTGGAACATGCCTTGTTGCAAATACATTCCCATTGCAAGTAGGACATTAATAGCCCCAAAGGCCTTGCCTTTACTATAGCGACGGGCACACTTGTAAGAACCGATGCTAACAAGACTCCAAAGAAGACTAGTTTGCGTCAAATAACGCCTGCGCAATCGATTTTTGTTGATA